AAAGTTGAAATAAATGTAAAAGATTCAGATGTTGTTGCAGCAAGTTTAGAAAAAAATGGAAAGAAAATTTTATTTGTTTCTTTCCACGCCAATTCAAAAGGGACAGATACAAAATCTATTATAGATGCATCATTAGTTAAATTTAAGGAAGGAGAATATGATTTTTTAATTATTGGTGCAGATACAAACGCGAAGGAACAAACAGATAGGGATGCACTATCTTTGAAGGTATCAGAAGCTAATGGTAAATTATATACTATAGGTCATAAAGAGTATAAGGGTAATAAACTACCAACATCAATAGGAATGCGTAGTCTTCTTCAATCTCAATTTTCTAAAGCTCTTGACAGTATTGAAGAAACTATTGATTATTTAATGATTTTTGCTGATAAAGATTCTAGTTTATCAGAATTAAAAGTTGAATTAAATACCGATTTTTATAAAACATCACGAGAAGGATTAAGTATTGGTAATCCATCGGATCACATTCCATTATTTTTTAAGGTTTCATTACCAAATGGAGAACCCGCTTTAAAAATTTTAACATATAATATGGCTGGTCCTAATACAAATGTAGTTGAATATATGAAGTATAAAGATGCTAAGTCATACAATAAAGATGGTATAGCTCATATTTCAGAATATGAAAAATTATTCGCATTAGAAATCTTACCAGGACAAACTGATAATGAAGAAATAAAAAAAATTGCTGTCTCAGTTGTAGTTGCTAACGAATCGCAATCACAATAAATTAAAGTTCAAGAAGTTTAAAACAATTAATACTTGTTTCCATAGTTTGATTCAATGAACGCAAATTTTGGATTTCTGACTCCAAAATCCTATTTTTATCTAATGCGTTATTAATATATCGTTTAGACATATAATCTACTGTATTCAAATCTTCCTTAAGACTCTTATTCTGCATTTGAGAAATATTGTATAGTCTCATATTTTTTTGAATTGCTGGAGCAAAAATTTTTAAATTTTTCTCGTATTCACCACGTTTTTCATTATAAACAATATTAGGATAATAGGTTACATCTCCCCATTTACTGATGAGTTTTACAGTTTTAGGTGTTCCTGGATACATCATAGACATCCAAGTGTGAAAGCTAGGAACTTCAGCCATAGTTTTTTTATTCATTTAAGAAAAATAAACTTCAAAATCAATTTTACGTAAAGATATAAAATAATATTCTAGTTAATATAAAAACTAAACAAAACATGGAATTTACATCTACAAAAATAGGAAAGATACACCTTAACCATTGTCTTATGAATGCTTCAGGTGTTAAATGTAAAACTGAAATAGACCTTAGTAATATATACAAAACAAAGGTAAGAACTGGAGCTGTAGTTTCAAAGAGTTGCACATTAGATTTTAGAAGAGGTAATGAAGGAACAACTTATTATCATTCAAAAGAAAGCGAAATGAGTATTAATAGTAGTGGTTTGCCTAATTTAGGATACAATTTTTATATGGAAATGGCCAAAAAATTAGAACAAAATTCAAGAGATAGAAAATTTAGATATTTATACGAAGTAAAAAAACCATTTATTATGTCTGTAAGTGGAATGTCACAAGAAGACAATATTCATATATTAAATGGAATATTTGATAAACATAAATCACATTCTATAGATGGCGTTGAATTGAATCTAAGTTGTCCTAATATAATAGGAAAACCACAAATAGGATATGATTTTGAAGCATTCGATGAAATACTTAGAAAAACCTTTGAATTGGATGTTCCAAAAACAATAAATATGGGATTAAAATTACCACCTTATTTTGATATAAGTCATTATTCGCAAGCTTTTGATATTATAAATAAATATCCTATCGATACTTTAACTTGTATAAATAGTATTGGAAATGGTTTAGTAGTTGATCCAATAAATGAATGTAGTGTAATTTCTCCAAAGAAGGGACTTGGTGGAATAGGTGGAAGTCCAATAAAAAGTGTAGCATTAGCAAATGTATTCCAATTTAGTAAAAATACTCATTGTGATGTTATTGGATGTGGTGGAGTTTCTAATGCAATGGATGTATTTGAACACATTCTCTGTGGTGCAAAAGCAGTTCAATTAGGGACAATAGTAATGTTAGAAGGATTAGAAGTATTCAAAAAGATAGAACGAGAATTATTATCAATAATGAGAAACAAAGGATATAAAAAAATAAGTGATTTCTGTGGAAAGTTAAAATATGTTGAACCAGAATTTAATAAATACTAGACCAAGAACTTTGAAGCCAATGAATAAATGGCAGACCCTATACGATAAATATTACCAAATGCTCCAAGAGTTTGGAGTTTATCCTTTTCAAGCGTTTTAACCATATAGTTATTTTCAAGTTTATAGCCGTGTTTCTTTTCATAATATCCCCTTACTCCTACACCAGCAATAACAGCAACCCTATAATAACTATTTTCTAGACAAATCTCCTCTGCCTTTTTCATTAGGATACTTCCATATCCACGATGTTGATGACTTTCAGTTTTATCAAACTTTGAATCGTGTGTTGAATTAACTTGTGAATACACATGAAGTTCTCTAATAAAAGCGTGTTCAGGCATTGCCGAATATTTCATTGTGGAATCACCAAGTGGAAGTCTCAATCTTACAAAACCTAGAATATATTCTCCATTTACTAGTTCAATGAAGAATTCACGACCTTCACTACATTCCCTTTCAATAACCCTAACTTCATTTTCACTTTCATCAAACTCATTATTCTTAATTTCACGACAACGAATACAAACACATTTCAATCCTCGGGAATGCATTTCTTTCTGAAGAATTTCACGCATATGAGGACTTTCACAACCTGAAATTGTATTATGTTTAGGGATATCTCTAAAGAGGCGTGAAATCCTATAACTAAGCAAATTAGGATGACATTTGAAATTAATGAGCACTTCACGAAGTTCCTCTTCAGGATATGGGACATATTTGCCATCCCTATACCATTTTTCAAGAACAGAATAAACTTCATCGGTGTCGCGGTCAGATGTAGTAGTGACCATAGTTGGATAAATTTTAAGGTCATCACAATCGAGATCTGGGTCTTCCATAACATCAGTTAGCATCTCTCTATCCATATCCGGAGAACTTCCTGGCAAATTAGGCATATAGTGACAAATGATTTTAAAACCGGAATCTTTCAACATTTTAATTCCATCTTTAGCGTCTTCAATTGTGCATTGACGATTAATCTTTTTAAGAATTCTATTGTCGGTATGCTGAACACCCAACTGAACCCGTGTTACACCAAAAGAAAGCATACTTTCAATTTCAAACTGATTAATACAATCAGGTCTTGTTTCAATTGTCAATCCTACAATGCGTGTAATTCCAGGACAATTAGTATTAATGTCTTTTTCTTCATCTAGAGAAAGCATTTTTCGCCGTGTATTTTTCTGATGATAAAACGTATTCACTGCATAATAGACTTCATTGATAAACTTTTTACGATAATCCATTGGGAAACTAGACCAAGTTCCTCCAAGAACAATAATTTCCAATTTGTTAGGATCATGTCCATTAATACTATAACTGGTAAGTCTGCTATCAATCTGTCCAACACATTCCTGATCCCATTCTTCCGCACGCCGAGCACTAGGACCTTCACGTACATAACTACGAGGCATTCCAGGTTGATTAGGACAATAATAGCAATCAAAATCACAACCATTCATGCTCCTGCCATTTAGCATAACAGCGCACTGAAAAATACCACTTGTTGCTCGGGATTTCTTTGAAGTGGTATATTTAACTACTGTTTTAAATTCATCTACATGCATATGATTCTCTGAAACCATCATACGCATAGTGTAATTAATACTCGACATTCTAGGAATTTTTCCAGTATTATATTTCTTAGCCAATTCTTTCAATTTATTATGAATAACTAGTTTTTTTCCGCTATTCTCATAGTGTCTTACATAAGCAAGTAGTTCCCACACAATAGCTCGCGGAATCTCAAGGAGTTCATTATTCTCCTTAAAAACAAGATGAGAACCTCCATATACAATGCGTTCGATATCTGTAGTCATTATAGTTAATGTCATTATTCTCTTCGGGTTTAAATCAATTTTGTATTCTGTCCTGAAATAACTAGTTTTTCTAAACAAATCCTACATCTATAACTTTGAGCATACGCTCTTTTTGAACGTTCGTTTTTATCTTTTTCAGAGTCTCTTTCTATTGGACAACTAATATTACGAACTTTTAGTAGTTTATTACAATCAATGCATCTATTTTTAGCCGCTTTAGTATTCTTTTCTAATAGGGTATTTTTCTTTCTTATTTGTGAATAACAATTAGGACAAAGAAATCTCAAATTATCTAGATTATTGTTTTCTAACCGATTATCTATTCGGTCTAAGATAAGTGTCAATGGTTTTTTTTTCCAGATTGGCTCGCATAAGCAATTTTTACATTTATTTTTTAATAATTTTTTTTCAATAATGTAGGATGAAATTAAAAAATCATTAATACCCAATTTTTTTTTGGAAAGAATATAATTGTCATATTCTTTTACCTTTTCAGAAAATTCTTCTTTCACTTTAAAAAAATCCATAATATTTATTTACAGTTAATTAAATATAAAAAAACCTTTTAAATTTAAAATTAATCTTTTTTCTTTGATGAGTTTGTAACTCTTCTTGGTTTTCTTGTTCTAGATTTCTTTTTAGATTTACTTGCTTTTAATTCCTTGCGTTTCTCTTCTTCGCTTCTTCTGTCCCTAAGTCTAATTTCAGTATATCCAGATTTTTTACTAGTATTTAATGTGCATAATAATGGATATTGTTCTGTTAAATATACGGCGGAATCGTGTATTCTCTTGGCAGTTCTTTCAACCTGCATTCCTCCTGGTTCTTTATAGCATCTAGTAAGACAGGTGACATTATTAAAACGTAATAATCCACCATCTTTTAAATAATATTTAATGCTTCTTTCATAATCTTCTTTATCATCAATAGTTCTTATTTCAGCTTCCCTATTATTAATTACACCAGTCATAAAACCTATTATATAAACTAAATTTGTAGAAACATAATCATCTACATTTGTAGTTTTTGCCTTCATGAAATAAGGATTATTAGCTGGATATACTCCCCAATTAGTAAAACCAGTCTTTTTTGATAATGCAAATCCTTGTGCTATTAATTTTTTTAAACTTTTTAATGGAACTTGACGATTTGCTTTTTTATTTTTAAGGTCTCCACTTGAGTTTTCAGTATCATAGACTTTATAGATATCATCATCCATATAAAATATATGTTGTCCTTCTCTGAAATATTTAGGCATAAAATTCCTTATATTTTTGATACCAGGAACACCAATTATTATTTTATGATAATCTTTCGGGTCTAGTGCTGCTTCATACACTGCTTTTTGTTCGGTATCTGCTACAAAAATATAAATTCTTTTAGGTTCAATTCCATAGTGTTTTAACACTTTCATTGTTTTATTTTTAAGTGTGTCTGGTCTTCTATAAGATGGTATTGCTACTACATAGTCTTCTAATCCTGGCATTTGTTATATAATAAATGAATATTTTTTATTAATGTAAATGTAAATAATATGAAGTTGCCCAAATAATGAAAAATGGAGCCGCTTTTAAATCAAGATAAGACGCTAATGCAATTATAAAGGCAATAATTCCTTGTCTTGTTGCATTTTTTATTCTTTTAG